CAGTTGGGCGCTGCAGTAGCTGGTTCGTTGTTGTATTTGATTCAAAATCCAACTACCTATGCATTATTCACTGTGTCTTCAGTCTCTAGTACTGGCAGCTACTACGACTATGCAGTAAGTTATGTAAGTCAGGTAGGATCTTTTGGACTAACAACAACAACAGCCTACGATGTTGGTGTCAACATGCGCGGAGCACAAGGTACATTTGGAACGCAAGGCACCACTGGCACACAAGGCACTACAGGTGCACAAGGTACTACTGGTTCTCAGGGTACCACTGGCACGCAAGGTACTACAGGCACTCAGGGCACTACGGGTGCTCAAGGCACTACAGGTGCTCAGGGAACTACTGGAACACAAGGTACCACAGGTGGTCAGGGCACTACAGGTGCACAAGGCACTACAGGTGCAACTGGCTCCCAAGGTATTCAAGGAGTAACAGGTACACAAGGCATCACTGGTGCTCAAGGTACCACAGGCACCCAGGGCACAGTTGGTCCTTCAACAGCTATAAATGCATCTGCAGTGACTTCAGGTACTTTCTATCCTGTGATGGTTGCGGCTGCTGGTTCAAATCAAACACCTTCAGTACGGACTACAGCCACAGCGTTCAGTTTGGATGCTGCTACAAATGTGCTCACTGTCACGGCCACATCGGCTCGTTATGCTGACTTGGCAGAAAGCTATGCTGCAGACAAACTTTATCAACCAGGAACAGTGATGATTTTTGGCGGCTCTGCCGAAATCACTCAGTCTTTGCAAGCTGTTGACCCCAGTGTGGCTGGTGTGGTGACTTCTGATCCTGCACACCTAATGAACGCTTTTCAAATTGGTGAGTACATTGTGAACGTGGCTCTGGTAGGCAGGGTGCCTTGTAAAGTGGTTGGCATTGTGCGAAAAGGAGATCGACTGGTTACCAGTCACATTCCGGGAGTGGCCATGGTCATGCCCGATGGCCCGCAATTACCAGGTGTTTTGATTGGCAAAGCACTGCAGAATTATGACAGCGATGTACCAGGCGTCATTGAAGTAGCAGTGGGACGATCATAAACCTAAACAGCACTGTGTGATTGGCATAAATTACACAGTGCCTATGACTCTATCTCAATCAATCAAACGTTATGGTCTAGTAAAATCTGCAGTGGATGCAGGTGGTAGTTTGCATCCTCTCATTGTGCCTGCTGAATTGACCAACGGCACAGGGTTGATGAATCCCAGCGTGTATGTTGACAATGGGGTTTTGATGTGTAATATCAGACATGTAAATTACACACTGTATCATTCTGAAATCAAAAAATTCCAACACAGGTACGGACCTTTGCAGTATCTGCATCCTGAAAACGATCGGCATCTCAGAACGTGGAACTATCTCTCTATATTGAATCCTGACTGTTCTATCAAACATGTGGTGTCAGTGGACACCAGTAAATTGGACGTAGAGCCAATTTGGGAATTTGTAGGACTCGAAGATGCCAGACTTTTTAGATGGGACAACAAACTTTATTTGTCAGGAGTGCGTAGAGATACCACAACCAATGGGCAAGGACGCATGGAGCTCAGTGAGCTCAGGGCCAAAACAGTTTTTGTTGAAGAAATCAATAGGCAGCGCATACCAGCACCGGGTACCAATGCCACTTACTGTGAAAAAAATTGGATGCCAGTGTTGGATCAGCCTTATCACTATGTCAAATGGTCTAACCCAACCGAAGTGGTCAAATATGATCCAGTGACCAAGACCACAGTCACTGTCCATCTTGACGAAAATTCTTACATACCCAATCTGCCAGATTTTAGAGGTGGTAGCCAAGTCATACCTTATGGCGACTACTATTTGGCTTTGACACACGAAGTTGATCTAACCAAACATGAAACAGGCGAAAAAGATGCTGTGTATGAACACAGGTTTTTGATATGGGATCGTGACTGGAATTTGGTCAAATACACAGACAGTTTCAATTTTTTGAGAGCAGACATTGAATTCTGCTGTGGTGCTGCTTGGTGGCAGGGAGATTTGCTGATAAGTTTTGGATTTCAAGACAACGCAGCATATATTTTACGTATGCCAAAGTCTCAATTGGATCAATTGATATGGGGCAACGAAGCCATTACCAACACAGTGACTACGGCCAGCAGTGGTAATTTCAACTATGGAAAAATTGCAAGACATGTTTGGTTTCATCGGCAGTTAGAATCGGAAATTTTCCAACACGACGTTTATCAAAGATATTTTCCAGTGGAATCAAACGATACTGTGTTAGATTTGGGGGCCAGCGTTGGTATCTTCCCTTATGCAATTAGAGATAAAAATCCTGGGCGTATTATCTGTTTAGAAGTAGAACCAGATTTGGTGCATACCATGCGGGATAACTTTGATCGCAACAACATTGCAGCCGAGATTGTGCCCATGGCATTTGGTGCTGCAGATGGTGTGTCTTACGTAACTGGCAAATTTGATCCTGAGAAATTACACATCAGCGACGGCGCCGACGGCGAAATGTTGCCCACAATCAGTTGGCCTACTCTAAAACAACAATATGGCATTGAACACATTGACTTTGTAAAAACTGATTGTGAAGGAGCTGAATACAACCTGTTCAATGATGAAAACTTTGATTGGGTGTTGAAAAATGTGCGCAAGATTGCAGGAGAGTTTCATCTACACACAGCTGAACAAAAACAACTGTTCCGACGATTTAGAGACACTTATCTCAAAGCTCTGCCCAATCATCAGATGTTGAGTCTGGACTATGTAGACATGAAATGGGCTCTATGGGAAGATTGGTTCATTGAAAAATACAGTGCTGTAAATCTATACATTGACAATCGCGATCCTGCTCAGCAGGTCAAAATCACACTCAACGAAAAACAAAAATGGCAGCACTATCCAGCGCCCACAATGGAAATCACCACAATTATTCCAGAAAAAGGCTGCATTGTTGACTGTGTGTTCTGTCCGCAGCGCACGCTGGAAAAAGAATACACTGGTACCAGAATTCTCACTTTAGACAACTTCAAACTGGCGGTTGATCGTATACCCAAAGACGTGCGTATCACTTTTGCTGGATTCACAGAACCTTGGATGAACAAATATGCCACAGACATGGTTCTGTATGCTCATGATCAAGGTCATCCTGTGAGTGTGTTTACCACAGCCGTTGGGCTCAGTGTTGAAGATTGCGAAGCCATGGTACACATACCATTTGCAGGCAACCCCAATGGCGGTTTTTGTTTGCACTTGCCAGATTCAGAAATGCTGGCTAGACATCCAATCACTCCTGGATTCATAAAAACACTGGAATGGCTAAGAGACAATCAACATCGGATCAAAAATTTCCAAATAATGAGCATGGGACCTGAGTTGCATCCCTCAATCAAACATATTTTTGCCTCTGCTCCATATTATCAAATGTACAGCCGTGCTGGCAACCTGCACCGTGAGGCTCTGCTGAAACCGCAACTGATCACACTCAAAGACCGTTGGGATGCCATTGAACACCCAGATAAAAACAGAACTTGCGGTTGCGTGGAGCATCTCTATCACAATGTGCTGTTGCCCAATGGAGATGTGAGTTTGTGTTGCATGGACTATGGCCTAGACCATATCATGGGTAATTTGTTTGAACAATCTTACGAAGATATCATACCGCAAGCTCAAACTTGTTTTGATCTATGCAACCATTGTGAAAATGGGGTAACTCCCAAGCCTGCCCAACAAGTAGTAAATTTTTTGCGATGAAAAATCTTGATAGTTTTATTCAAAATACTGAAGATCCTGATGTAAATTTTGTATTAGGTCAGGAGTACGAAGCTCAGGGTCAAACTGGTGCTGCTATCAGTTTTTACCTTCGCACTGCTGAACGCAGTGCCAATGACTTGCAGCAGTATCATGCTTTGTTGCGCATGGCTCTGTGTTTTGAAAAACAAAAGACTAGGGACGATACAGAATCTGTGATCTTGCAAAAAGCCATAGCTCTGTTGCCAGCCAGGCCTGAAGCATACTTTTTGTTGGCAAGACTGTATGAATGGCAAAAGAAATGGCACGAAAGCTACTTTGTGGCTTCAGTGGGCTGTAATACAGCCAACTTTGCTGCAGAGCCTCTTGGCACTGATTTACAATATCCTGGTGAATATGCGCTGTGGTTTCAAAAAGCTGTGGCGTTGTGGTGGGTAGGTAACTGTGACGAAAGTCGCCAACTGATGTATCATCTCAAAGTTACTTATCAAATGAACGAAATGTTCAGTCGTGCAGTGGATAACAATCTAAAAAATCTTGGGTATCCGCATCTTCACACACCGTACAAGCCCGACATGAAAGATCAAATTCGTTTAGAATTTGACGGTCTTGATCAAATTGAAAAAAATTACAGTCAAAGCTTTCAAGATCTTTTTGTGTTGACAGCCACACAAGGTCGTCGCAATGGATGGTATTTGGAAATTGGCAGTGCAGAACCATTCAAAGGCAACAACACAGCTTTGTTAGAAAAAGATTTTGGGTGGAAAGGACTCAGTGTTGACATTGACCAACGCAAAGTCGAGCAGTTCATGTCAGAAAGAGACAATTGGGTGCTGTGTGTTGATGCTACCAAAATTGATTATGAAAAAATTCTTGGCAACTTTAGTTTTCCAAAAATTCTAGACTATCTGCAGGTTGATTGTGATCCACCAGAGGTAACTTTTGAAATTCTCAAACGCATCCCTTTTGCTCAGTACAAATTTGCTGTAATTACATTTGAACATGATTACTACTGGAACACTGCTGTGCGAGATGCCAGTAGAGAATTTCTAAAGCAGCAGGGTTACGTATTAGTAGTCTCTGATGTGGCGTACAACAAAGTACACAGTTATGAAGACTGGTGGGTGCATCCAGATCTAGTAGATGCTGCAGTAATTCAGCAGCTACAGGATACCACGGCAGGACTCAAATATGCACCTGATTACATGTTTCCGGGCAGTATACCTCAATCAGTGGCCGTAAAACAACCAGCTGTATTGGTATCATCACCTGCAATCGTGAAATGTGACAAGGTCAACTCCAATTACATTCATGGAGTTTGGATTGTTGATAATTTTCTGCAGGATCCTGATGCCATGCGTGAGTTTGCGCTCACTAGAGAATATCAGGAGAATCATGATGGTGAGCAAGGTTACATTGGCAACCGCACAGTGCATCAGTATTTGTTTCCTGGACTCAAAGAAGAATTTGAACGTATTATGGGACGAAAGATTGTGCGCTGGGAAGATCACGGAATGAATGGTCGGTTTCAAACTGCTGTAGCTGGTCACCCATTGGTATATCACTGCGATCTTCAAAGTTGGGCGGGCATGCTGTACCTCACACCCAATGCACCATACACCAGTGGAACATCAACTTGGGCCAAACGTGGCACTGACATCAGACATCTGTCACATCCAGACATTTACAGTTGTTTTCATCCAGATAGTAGAAACTTTGATTGTACTATTTTTGAACCTGTGGATGTTTTTGGCAACGTGTACAATCGCCTGGTAATTTTCAATGCAGGTTATTTGCATTCAGCGTCAGAATACTTTGGTTTCAACGATCGTAATGGTCGTCTATGGCAAATGTTTTTCTTTGACTAATCAATTTCGCGCTGTTCTACTGCACACAATTTGTCCTGTACTTCGTTGATGTTCACTGTGCTCCAAAGCCCAGGATGCATGGGTCTCGGCCAAACACCAGATTTGATCCAGGCATAGCCGATGTGTTCTTGATTCAACACAGGGGTAAATTCTTGATCAATCAAACACACCCATGTATTGTATTCAAACCCCAAGTCACTGGAAGTAAATTTTTCTAACGGAATCAGTCTCTTATATAACGGAAAACATCCAAGTTCTTCTATGCATTCGCGTTCCATGCCGCCTAACAAAGTTTCTCCGGTCTCAATTTTTCCGCCAGGAAGACCCCATGTGTCAGGATGCTTGGGGTCATTGCGTAAGAGATATAGATAGCGTTTGGTTTCGCGGGATAAAAACCATACCCCAACTGCTTTTACAATACCAATGTCCAGGCTCCTGGCGGGTATACGCCTTGATAGCTTTTTATCCATTGTGCACCAGTCCATTCATATTGTATGCCTGTAGTTATGTTGGTCACATACTGCACAGCAGTTTCTTCAGATGCAATAAATGCAATGCGCCAACGTTGTCCATTCCATTCAATGATGTCGTTGGCTTGAGCTATCAATGGTTGATTGTTGTCACCCAGCCAACCTTGGGGATTGTAAACATTTGTACCACTGCCAGTGTCTTCGGTCAGCAAGTATCTGGTGCCAATACTAGGAGCAGGCAATCCGTGATTGGGACTGCTCAGCAAAGGATTGATGATAGCAGTGATAGGATCCAGGCTGTTTTGCGGCAAAGTGTCTTGATCAGGAGAAAAAATAACCAATCTTTCGTCTGACGGGTCTACTACTATGGTTCCAATCACAGCAGGCACAGTATCGTTGGCTCCCTCTGGCGGTCGGTTGAGTCTGATTTGACTGATACCTGGACGATAAGCACCAAAAGCGTTGAGCACAGCAGGCCAAAGCAATGGAGAGTCAGACACTAACTCAGTTGGATCTAAATTTTGATAACTTCCGTTTGGTACAACCAAACTGTTTGGCAATATCTGTATTTTATTGTCAATGATAACCAATTTGTAGTTCCATGGGGTAAACATAGGACGAGTGCCCAGCAGCAAATCACTGTTGGATATGGCGTCGCTGGCATCGCCGTTGGCGTTGAATATGCCAGCAACGATGCGTTCTACCACTCCCAGTTTCTTGATCTTGGCTGGAGAACTGATCCAGATAGGCATGCTAAAAGTGAGTTGAGCAATATCAATGGGATTCTCTGTGCCCTGGGGTATGGTACGGCTTGACCAATTTACTCTGTCTAAGTACATCACACTGAGACTGCTCCAGTCAATGTAGTTGTCAGTGCTCTGAATTTCTAAGCTGGGGTTGAACAAGGTCAATATCTGTTCCAACAACTGTAGTTTTTGATTGGTATTTGATGTCCATACGTCAAGATTTACCGTGAGTTTATATGGCACCGGCATCAATCGCTCAATAGTAAATGCATTGCCTTGAGTGGTTTCAAAAGTTTCAGTGGTCTGATCATAGGTGCGTTGACGCACTGCAATTTTGTCAACAAAATAAGGTTCTTGAATTCGCGGACGATCGTACTCCAGGGCTTGAATATAAAAAGTCATCAATGGCGTTGACGGCAAAGAGCTAGCAGAGTTTTCTTGAATAATGGTCTGCGCATTGCGACTGGCATCGCCATAACGCACTGGCACACGCAACAAACTGGCATTGTTGACCCCATCAGTTTCGTTGCCATACATCACTTGAAATCCAGAAAATACTCTAGTAAATTGCAGCAAAAACCTGCGTATTTGTTCGTCGTAAAAGTAGCTTTGCATGTGGTCAACCGTAAAAAGGAGGTGGGTTAGGTGGTAGGTTGCCACCTTGGTCACCATTGTCTGCTTTGGGTTTCAAAGCTTGACTCAAACTTTGACGTTGAGGAATAGCGCCCATGTCAGTGGTATTGGTGGTGTATGTATTGTTTACAAATCCACTGCGCAAAGTTTCATTGGTTGGGCCGTTGTCCAACTGTGTGCGAACTTTTTCTTCAATCTTTACCCATCTGCGCCCGTCATAGCGAAACAGTCTATTGGGCTTGTAATCTAATCGCAGACAGTAATCGCCTAGAACTGCGCCAGCTGGAAAAGTTACGCCGGGAGTAACTGGAAAGCCATTGGGCGGTATCCCATCACCTGTGAGATAGCCTGCTGTATAACCATCGGCCCTGGGAGTGACATTTTGACCACCTTCGGTTCCATCTGCAGTGGTAGAACCATCAGCGGATAAACCTTGAGGATTTGCAGGCTGACCATTTTCCAATGTTGGAACCACATAGAAGTTCTCAACATCATAACCAGACAACGGTACTTCAACGTTGGCCTGGGCCAAGATGTCGTCGTTGATTTGTTGATCTTTGGGACGAGTACTCTGCATGTCTGAGATAGTGGGCGGAGTGTACAAGGTCCAGTATGAAGTATTGGTAATTTCTATACCTGCAGGAACGTTTTGAAGAGCTCGATAATAAACATCGCCATAGTTTACAATGCTGCCCAGAGGATAAAAATCACCTGGATCCCATATGTATTCTGCTACAAATGGTTTGTCAAGTATGTTTTTGTATTCTTGCGCATTGGTCAATGGTGATGCTTTGACTCGCCATAAATGAGGCTGCCAAGTCACTGAAAATCCTTCAGATGCAAAAGCAGCATCTTGTATCACATAATATCGTGGCAGAGCCAAAGGCAAGGCACTGTTGAGAGGATGATAATCTTTGAGATTTGGCACTTCAATCACATCGCCCACCATGAGTTTTCGCCCAAAGGTGTCAATCATGTCATTGTAATGAAATGTAATAAACAGCGTGTCTGTGTTCAAAAACAAACCAAATTGTGTGAGATCAAAATCAACGTCTTGTACTCGATAAACCCCGCGCATGACATAAATGTCAGGATCATAAATTCTGTCTCGATTTTCCAGCAGCAGCAAATCTTGAATGTTTAGCACATTGAGGTCATCGTAGATTGGTTGTGTGGCATCGCCGTTGCCCGAAAGCGCAGAGTCCTCGCCGCCGGGCTGAGGGCCCATGTATTTGTGCACAAAGATATCTAATCCGCCCACTGTGTACATTTCTGAAATGGTGCGGTCCAAAAACTGGTAATCTCGTGTGCGATTGGGACGGTAAAGACTTAGACGTGGCATGATACAGTATTTATGGGGCGGTTGACCGAATATTCCAGACCTGTTATAATTACATGCAAAGGAGCCTGTATGAAAACTGCTGTAATCAAACCCATGAATCCTCGTAGCCCTGATACCAAATATGTAGGCGATGAACCATTATGGCGTGAACAGCCCACAGAAAACCGTGTGACCCAACTCAGCAGAGCATTCAACTGGTACAACTATTTCTACGGCAAAAAAGAAGCCAAAGATTTCATCGCGCAGTATCTTGACCGAAGAGAACTCTCGCGCGAAGCCAAAAAACTACGATCCATACCAGACAGTCAAATTAGACTGACTCCTGGTTGGCTGTGTCGCATGGCCGACATGGGTCTGCAGCTGGACGAGCATGAGCAAATAAAACTGGATAACATGATTGCAGAAATTTTGTCTGCCAAAGAACAGACCAAACCAGACCTGCCCACTGATAAGTCAGATGCTGCCAAAACCACAATTCAAGATCGACTGCGTGAACGTGTCAGTGAATGTCTTGGCGAGTTAGAAGGCATGTTTGATGACTTTGTCACAGCTGGTGCCAAAATCACAGCAGACTACAAACCAGTGAGTCTGATGCGCAGCATGAACATTGCCCCGCAGTTGATTTCCGTGATAAAAGATGTATGGTCTAGCAAATTAGCTGAGTTTGAAGAAGTCATTGTTGGCCGAGATGCTCAGCTAGTTCAAGGCTATGAATTTCTAACCAAAACTCAATTGAAAAATTGTGTGAAATTCTGCGAGCTTGTGATCACAGATTGTGGAGCCTACGTACAGATCAAAAAAGTTGAACGCAAGCCACGTAAAGTCAAACCAGTGGCTCCTGAAAAACGTGCTGCCAAGTTCAAAACTCTGTTGGAATTTCCAGATCTCAAACTAAAATCCTTGCCAGCAGCCAGTTTGGTAGACAAAACTGAAGCCTGGTTGTACGACACTAAAAAACGCAAATTGATTCATCTAGTGGCCGACAGCCATGCACAGGCATTTACTGTGAAAAACAACACTGTGATTGGGTTTTCTACTGTGGAAACTGTGCAAAAAACTCTGCGTCGACCTGCCGAACAGCTCAAAGAAATTGTTGCTGCTGGCAAACCAGCAGCTCGCAAAGCGTTCAAGGATATCAAAGCCACAGAAACTGCTTGGAATGCTCGAGGCACTGAAAACTTGATTATTCTCAAGGCCTGGTAAGTGTGTCAATGACAAGAACACTAATAACATTTGGAGACAGCTGGCCCGGCAATGCAGAAAATGGATCTGCAGCAGGCTACGGTCAGATTCTGGCTGATACCTATGGCTTTGATCAGTTCTATAACTATGGCACTGGTGGTGCCAGCAACGAAGATATGTTGTTTCAATTCCAGCAACATATTCGCGACCACCACCGGCCCGATCACATACCCACAGCCATCTTCTTTTTGACCAATCCAGAAAGAACTGTACAATGGCCAAAATTCATGTCAATGCAATCCAATGATCCAGACATGAAAAAAGTGGTGATGCATTTGTTTAGCAATGAACTCACACGCATGCGAAACATGAGTGCTGTGAGCACTCTACAATACTGGTGTCAGAACTTGGGATTCGACGATTGGTATTTTGCTGGGTGGAATCGTTACGAGCATTGGGTTCCGGGGGTAAAACTCGATAGAATTTGGGCACGGGGCAAGGAAACTGCGGCTGACTGGCTTGGGGCAACCAAACACAACGGCGATCATCTATTAGACGTAGGGGACAATCCTTATATACGCCCAAATTTTTGTCATCCCAACCCGTTGGGACATCAACTTATAGCAGATCGCTTGGCACAATGGATAGGGCTCAACCGATAAATACTGTATCGGAGCTTCTCATGGCTGAACAACAGGACACATTTACTGAACTCAAACAAAATTTGATTGAGTATTGCCAACTAATGCTGGGTAACCAAATCATTGATTTGGAGTTGGATCCTGCACACTACGAAACAGCCTATCAAAAAACCATTGGCACTTATCGGCAACGGGCCAACAATGCCTATGAAGAAGCCTACATTTTCATGTACCTGGTCAAGGACGAAAATATCTATACGTTGCCGCAGGAAGTGATGAGTGTGCGTCAGGTATTTCGTAGAACGTTTGGTGATGCCACAGGGCCCTTTGCATCAAATTTTGATCCATTTGCCCAGGCCAGTTTGCAGGTGTATCTAATGAACTTCAATGTTGCTGGGGGACTAGCAACCTATGATTTTTACAGCCAATACACTGAGCTAGCAGCCAGAATGTTTGGTGGTTATATGAATTACACGTTCAACCCTGTGACCAAAAAACTGCAGTTGATTCGTGACCCCAAAGGCACAGGCGAAGCAGTGTTGTTATGGTGCTATCAACTCAAACCTGAGATTCAGTTGTTGAGCGACATGCAAATTCAGCAATGGATTCGTGACTACATGGTTGCTACCTGCAAAATGATAATTGGTGAAGCTCGTGAAAAATTTGGCACCATAGCAGGTCCACAGGGTGGTGGCACTCTAAATGGTACTGCGATGAAAGCTGAAGCCAAAACTGCACAGGACGAACTCATTGGTCAATTGGTCAACTATGTTGATGCATCACAGCCCCTGACCTGGGTCATTGGCTGATTGACCACACAGGGTATTTTTGCTACAATAGCAAAATGGACCTCATGATTGACCTCGAAGGCCTGGGCACAGGCCCAGAAACCACAATTCTAACGATTGCAGCGCAGGCCTTTGATCCCTTGGGTTCAGGCCATTACGAGCAGTGCTACTATGCTCGTGTCACGTTAGAAAGCCAAGAAAATCGCAGCATTGAACAAGGAACCATTGACTGGTGGGCCACTCAGCCGGCTGTGGTGCGTGATGAAGCTTTCAGTGAGCATGATCGTATACCATTGGATCAGGCCCTAAATGAGCTAGGCAAGTTGATTTGGCATTCTAGTAGAATCTGGGCTCAGGGACCAACCTATGACATGAACATTTTGGAGCATGCCTACAAAAGCTACAGCAAGCCCCTGCCTTGGAAGTATTACATGGTGCGTGACAGTCGCACAGTGTTTAGTTTGTGGCCCACTCAACCCATTCCTCCTACTTCGCATCATGCGTTGGAGGATTGTCGTAGACAAATTGGTATGTTACAGCGCACTCTAAAACATCTCAATATTACGGAGCTAAAATGATCATTGGCATATGCGGATTTATTGGATCAGGGAAAGATACCATTGCCGACTTCCTTGTAAACTTTCATGGTTTTCGACGAGAAAGTTTTGCCAACACTCTCAAAGATGCAGTTTCTGCGGTGTTTGGTTGGGACCGAGATTGGTTAGAAGGACGCACCAAAGGCGCCAGAGAGTGGCGCGAACAAGTAGATCCCTGGTGGGCCGATCGATTGAGTATGCCACATTTGACCCCGCGCTGGATTCTGCAACAATGGGGCACTGAAGTTTGCCGTCGAGCTTTTCATGATGATATTTGGATCGCAGCTCTAGAAAACAAGCTGCGCAACAGTGCGGATCATGTGGTGATTTCCGACTGCAGATTTCCTAACGAAATTCAAGCAATTAGAAATGCAGGCGGGCGTGTGATTAGAGTGGCACGAGGGCCAGAGCCTGAATGGTATCAAGATGCAGCTAATGTAAATCAAGGACGTGGCAACATGAGTTGGATGATCAGCAGAGAACGATTGAAAACTCTGGGCATTCATGCCAGCGAAACCAGCTGGGTAGGCACTGATTTTGATGCAGTGTTAGACAACAACAGCACACTGGATCATTTATACCAGCAAGTCATGCGTCTGGTTCAAGATCTCCCGGACGCCACGGCTCGTCGGATCGATTGACGTCAACCACGCAATTTAGACACACCGTGCGCAGATTTCGCAAATTGCAATTGTTTAGGTTACCATCCACATGATAGACTGCTAGTTGGCTTGAATGTCTGGCTCTAAACCCACAGCGATCGCATGTGGGTTTTTTCTTGTAGCCTGCTAATTGCCAGCGAGGCACAGCTGGTTTGAGTTTTTTATTTTTTTTTATACAGATATCACATCTACTGCGGTAATACACTTTGCTGCCACGATAGCAATTCACTGCTTTGGGGCGTTGATTACACACAGAACACATGGGCCGCATCTGGTATTTAGCTGTAGTTCAACTAGCAAACCTTAGGTAAGGGCAAGCAACTGAGTGATTTTTTCATGGAGACAATAAATATCATAACTTGAAAAGGAATTCACCATGGCTCTAGTATCACCCGGCGTAGAAGTTACAGTAGTTGACGAAAGTCAATATATTCCATCCGCTGTCAATACAGTACCTTTCTTTCTGATCGCCACTGCTCAAAACAAAGTCAGTGGTACAGGTGTAGGCGTAGCGGCTGGAACACTGGCTGCCAATGCCAACAAAACTTATCTCATTACCAGTCAGCGAGACCTGGCTGCAACATTTGGTGTGCCGTTCTTTTACAACACTACCACTGGTACACCAATTAATGGTTATGAGCTCAACGAATATGGCTTGCTGGCAGCATACTCTGCACTGGGTATTTCCAATCGCGCCTATGTACAAAGAGCCAACATTGATCTTACTGAGCTAACTGCTAGCCTAAGCCGTCCACTGGGTGCGCCTGCAGATGGCACATACTGGTTGGACACTTCTGAAACAGTGTGGGGCGTGCAAGAATGGAATAATCTTGAAAACACATTCACTGTCAAAACTCCTTTTGTCATCACCAGCCCAGACGAAGTAACTGCTGGCACATGGCCAGGTACCAACAGTGATTATTTTATTCCCAACGATGACCTTGGTAGTATTGGTGATTATGCCGTGACTGCTACCAATCAAGAAGATAATCTTTACAATAACTTGTGGTACAAAAACCTCAGCAACGATTGGGTTCTGGTTGGCAGCACAGACTGGCAAAATTCATGGCCAACTGTGGTTGGAAGTACTACTCCAACTTCGTTGACAGCTGGTCAAAATATTTTTATCAATGATCAATTGGTCACAGTGGGCGACGGCGGCACAGCGTTGACACTGGCAGGATTTGTGCAAGCAATCAACAATGCATCTATCAATGGTGTGACTGCTGCAGTAAATGCTGGCACACTTTGGATCTACGGTGACAACAGTGCTACCAATGACGGTTCTACCAATACCAACGGGGTGATCAGTATTGAGCCAGGTCCCAGTGGCGGTACAGCTCTCATTGCTGCATTGGGCATAACAGCCAAAGTTTATAATTGCCCTATATACTTGTCTACCTATAATCAAAATTTTCCACGATGGAGACAGTCTGATGGTGATGGTGCAGCTCGTCCAACTGGTTCTGTTTGGAACAACTGCAGCCCAGTCAACAACGGACTCAACGTCAGCTTCAAAAAGTACAGCACTACATTGGCTGATTGGGTCAAACAAACAGTCACAGCATACTTCACTGATGCACAGGCACTCAATGGCCTAGATCCGTCAGGCGGCGGCCGCAACATACCCATAGGAACTATTATTGTGGAGCCCAATGCATGGTTTTGGAATACCACTCCCAATCGTTCTGGCGCTTATTTGCTGTTGGAAAGAGCAGCCATTGGTGCAACCATAGTGACTGGCACCACAACCCCAACTGGTGCTGCTTTTACTCCAGGCAACACATTTACAATCAGTGCAACTGCAGCTGGATCAAGCAGTTATTCGACTCCTGTCACAGTGACCATTGGTGGTACGGGCCTTGTTGCTGACTTTTTGTCTGCAGTCAGCGCAGCCAATGTGCCATCTGTGAGTGCAAGCGTGAATTCGGCAGGCAACATTGTGTTCACGCACAGCCAAGGTGGTTCTATTTTGCTGGACAACACAGCAGGAACTCCACTGACCACAGCTGGATTTACATTGGCTACATCTTTTGTTAGACAGTATGGATCTGCAGCAGATACCTTGCTGTTGAGTAACTTCGTAACTGCTCCTGCTTTTACTTACACTGCCAGCGACACAGCACCCGATGTTGATCCAGTGGACGGTCGTCTGTGGTACTACAGTGATGTGACACAGGCAGACATCATGATTCAAAACAATGGCGGGTGGGTTGGATACCAAAACTGTGCCAACGATGTTCGCGGTTTTGACCTCAGTCTCACCAATGCTTCAGGTCCTATCATATCTGCCACAGCA